TATTTGTCTATTTTTCTTTTTGATTTGTGAGAAATATGTCATTCTGATAAAACCTATAGCCCTGTTTTTACATTAACTATTCTGATTCAAAAAAGTTTATATTTTATTGAAAAAATATTTATAAACTATTGACAAAACATAGTGATGGTGATATACTAATAATGTACTTGATATGAGAATATCAGGACAAAAAATCCTTTCTACCTACACTTGTTCCTCCTAGCGAGTGTAGGGGTTGTAAAAAAAATAATATTGTAAAATGAATAGGTGAAAGATGTTCCTACTTTTCACCAACTCATGAGAAACCTAGTGACTTGCGGAAACATTTCACTAGCTACAATTCCCACCAAAATTCTGGTGGGATTTCTTTTTGTCTAAATTAATTGAAATTATGGTATAATCTAATTAAAACCAATACTAGTAGAAAAGGAATTGAGAGATATGGGAAATAAAGGAACAATTTTTGATGCAGCTTATTATATCTTGACTAAGATTAACCAAACAACATTTATGAATCTACAAAGGCTCTGTTACTATGCTCAGGCATGGTCTATAACTTGGGATAAATTCGCTTTATTTGAAGAAGAGTTTGAAGCTTGGGCTGGCGGCCCTGTTTGTCCAGAACTTTATAATATCTTTGATTTACCCAAAGACCTCAATGTCAATGCAGACAAACTTAAGCCTTATATTAGTGGATATTGTTTTTCTAAAGATGAAAAAGAAACACTGGATTTTGTCATCAAAGTTTATAGTAATAAAGAACCTCATTGGCTGAGTGAGTTGATTAGAAAAGAAGACCCGTGGAGGAAAACCAGAGATGATTTGTCTATTAAAGAGCCTAGCAATGCGATTATTTCTAAAAAGATGATGTCGGAATATTATTCTAGTTTATTTCAATAAAGAAAGGTTGAAAATCAATTGTTTTTCAATCTTTTTCTTTTTGAATCTATTGGTTTTAGAGTAGATGTGTGATATAATTTTCTTATCCTTTTTTAAGGGTGCTTACAAAAAAATGGTGTCATCTTAAAACTTATTGATTATGTGGATAATCGTAGATATATTGAAGATGTTGTAGATTTAGGAAATATTTATTTGTAGAAAGGAACATATATGAAACCGCGCAAATTTACTATTGTTGCACAGTTACATAAAAAGCAAAATCACAACTTAATTGAATATATAAATTCATGTTTTGCAACATATGGTAAAGCAAAACGTGAAACTTTTCATGTTATTAAACATGATGCTGACCTTAATAAATCGGCATTTAACACACATTTACAAAACAAATATGGCATTTTAAAACGTACTGCTAATTCGATTATTTCAAATGCTCAAGGAACATTAAATGCTTTAATGGCGTTGAAACAGCATGAGAAATCCCAACTTAAATGTAAAATTTCGTCATTAAAAACAATGATTGATAAACTTGAAATAAAGGTTGCTGATAATAAAACCTTGTTACGATTGAATGATAAATCAGTATCGTTAGCTACGCATCACAACTTGAAACGCAAGTTAGTTTCTAAGAAGAATCAACTGAATCACAAAAAACAAAAATTAGAAAACCTTAACTATCAGATTAAATACGGTGTCTATAAATTGTGTTTTGGTACAAAATATTTACTTAAACGTGATTACAATAAGTTTATAGAGCACAGAGATAGTCAATTATCTTTTGTTGGTGCTAAGGATGAAACAGCAGGCAATCAATTATTACAGCTATCTTATAATCATCAAAACAATCAGTTTGATATTAAGTTACGCAAAGATATTGGTGGTTTTAAAGACCAACGTGGTTCTTATGTGATGGGTAAAGTTCATTTTAATCATCACAAAAAAGAATTAATTTTAATTCTAAATAATCGTAACAGTCCATTATCCTATAAAATTATTAAGAAAGATGGACGTTACTATCTGTATTGCACTTTTGAAATTCAAAGAGATGAATCATCTTTTGTAACTCGGTCTTCAAATGGAGTGATTGGTCTTGATTTCAACAAAGGATTTGTGACACTAACAGAAACAAATCAATATGGTCACATGGTTAATACTGATTTGATTCGGTATCGTTTTAAACAAGGTGCTGCCACCCAAACAGATTTAGAACATGTTGCAACTGTGGTTAAAGAGCGTGCTTTAGTAACAGGTAAAGATGTCATTATTGAAAATCTTAATTTTAAAGACACTAAGGCCAAAACTGTAAGTAAGGAAGAAAAGAGATATAATGAACTGTTACACTCGCTCGCTTATCGTAAGTTCGTAGATGTTATGGAGAATGTCTGTTATCGTAACTATATTTGGTTAAGAAAAGTTAATCCGGCGTGGACAAGCTGGATTGCTAAACAAAAATATTGTCCAAACATGAAATTAAATATTCATACAGGAGCAAGTTTTGTCATTGCTCGCAGAGGTCAAGGTTATACCGACAACATATGACGTAAAATAACCTAAGATAAACCTTGTCGTATAAAGATGTATTAGATGCAAGACAATCTAGCATTTCCCTTTACGGCATTATAATACTATTTAGAAGTTCAAACAACAATAATTGTTGCATGGTTAATAATCGAAACGATTTGAGTTTGAACTGAGTAGGTTAGCCGTATGACCTTGTGTTGAAAAACACTAAAAACAATCTTAAAATGACATTTCTTAATTTTCGTTATTTTGAGTTACGGTGGTTCATAAAAATAAAATAAATTTTTGGAAAAAGAAAGGACATATTATGGACACATTATCACAATTTCCAACTTGGTTAATCCCAGTTGTTCTTATCATTATTGGCGTTTTGGTCTTACTTGTTAAAGGATATGTCAACGCGAAACCAAATGAAGTTATTGTTATTACAGGATTGCGTAAACAACGTCATCTTCGTGGTAAAGCTGGCTTTATGATTCCATTGAGCGCCGCTCTTATTTGGACATTGAACAGTTCTCAACAGATGTTCGTACATCTGAATCTGTTCCTACGCGAGACTTTATTAACGTGCGTGCAGACGCTGCTGTAAAGCTTAAAATTGGCACTAGCGACGAAATGATTGCGCGTGCATCTGAAAACTTCCTGAATTGGAGTACCGCTGATATTTCTAGCTCTGTTCAAGATGTTCTGGAAGGAAATCTTCGGGAAGTAATTGGACAGATGGAACTTCGTAAGATGGTTAATGACCGTCAAGAATTTGCTTCAAAAGTACAGGACAACGTAGCTCCTGACTTGGCTAAGATGGGTCTTGAAGTTATTGCCTTTACTGTTCAGTCTTTCTCTGATGAGGGTGGCGTGATTGATAACCTTGGTATTGAAAACGTTGAAACCATCAAGAAAGATGCCTTGATTGCCAAAGCTAAAGCTGAACGTGAACGTAAGGAAGTAGAAGCCGAACAAGATAAGCTTGCTAATGACAAACGTGTAGCTGCTGACCTTGAAATCGCTCAAAAGCAAAATGAATTGAAATTGAAACAAGCTTCTTTGAAACAAGAAGCTGACATTGCTCAGGCTAAGGCTGATGCTGCAAAAGGCATTGAGGCCGAAATTCAACGTCGTGAACAAGAGCGCGTGGCCGCTGAAGCTAATATCATGAAGCAAGAAAAAGAAGCTGAAGTTAAGGAACGTGAAGTAAAAGTTCGGGAGCAAGAGTTAGATGCTAACGTCCGTAAACAAGCAGAAGCTGATAAATATGCTCGCCAACAAGCGGCAGAAGCCCAATTGATTGAACGTCAACGTCAGGCAGAGGCTGAACTCTTTGAAACTCAAAAAGAAGCAGAAGCTCGCAAGGCCCAAGCTGAGGCTGAGAAGTTTGCTCAACTTCAAGAAGCTGAAGCTATTGAAGCTAAAGGACGTGCTGAGGCTGAAGCTATTCGATTGAAACTTGAAGCAGAAGCAAAAGGTCTGGACAAAAAAGCAGAAGCTATGAAGAAAATGCAAGAAGCTGCGATTACTGAGATGGTTGTTGATAAACTTCCTGAAATCGCACGCGCCGTGGCAGAGCCTCTTACTAAAGTGGATAAAATCACTATGTATGGCGAAGGCAATGCTTCTAGAATGGTTGGAGACATCATGCAGACGATTGACCAAGTGTCACAGGGAGCAGGATTTGATATTCGGCAATTGCTGACTGGTGCTTTAGGAGTTAATATGACAGTTAATAAACTAAAGCAAGATGAACAGCCTGTAATTGAAGCTGAAGAAATTACTTCTGCTGACAAATAAAACAAATATAAAAAAGGCTAAGATTCAATTTTTTAATTGAACCCTAGTCTTTTTCTTTTGTATTAATAGTAGTAATAATAACCATTATACAAATACATATAATTCCCATAACCATCTGTATAGTATTGCCAATAACCAGAACCGTCAACATAGCCATAATAAGCAATATTATCATTTACGCCTTTAATAACAGTTGGTTTAACTGGTTTTTCTTGCCACTTCCTGAAAGAGGCTTCTGGCGGCCCCGAATAGCCCATAGTCGTATTTACATCATAAGTGGATGGTTTGGTCTCGCTTGCTAAAACAGGCACGGCAGAGGCCAAATTAAGGGCCAATCCGGCCACACTTGCAGCAGTAACTAGTTTAGTTTTCAAAGACTTCGTTTTTATATTCATATAAAAGTCTCCTTTCTTCATATTACATTAGATTAGTATTTGCTTTTGTAACTGGAAAAACAGTTACAAGATATAGTATAAAACATTTTTATATACAATCAACTCAACAAGAAACGGTTTATAAAATAATCAAAACAAAAAGGCGCTTCTCAATACAAGAAACGCCTTTAGAAACTCCTTATACATCATGGTATATGAGTTACATTTATAATAACATAAAGAACTTAAATATGTCAAGGATGTAGTAAAGAAAACAAAAAGACCAGAATTATTTTCTAGTCTTTTTTGATTGAATTTATTTAATTATTCAATATTTACATCTTCAACAGATTTATCACTACGAATTCCTTTAAAACGAGGGAAGCGCAAACTGATTTCATCATTGTTTTGATTTTTGCTGTAAGAAGTATATTGAATTTCTCCAATAGCTCCAAGGTACTTATCTTGGTTATTCCAGATTTCATCTCGAAGCTCATCTGTAAGTCCAGAACCAAACTTAACAGGAACACCTTCAAAATCCATAATCAATGCCCCTAGAGTATTTTCATACTTGGTATATGGAGCGCCGGGTTCAAATCCAATGATTTCAAGGTCGGCCGATTTAGTTGGCTTAATCTTCAGTAGACCATTATGACGTTTACATTCATAAGGTGTATCAAGATTTAGCATCAGGCCTTCTTCTCCTAGAGCTACCTGCTCATCAAAGAGTTTGTAGATAGCCTCTAGGTCATTATAGACATCCTGAGTCTCCATAAGAACAGGAACAAGTTCAATACCTGCTGCATCAGGATTATCTAAGTAAAGGTCATTCAGCATATTGCGACGGTCTTTATAAGTAAGGATAGATTTCTTATCCTCAAAAAATTCATTCACACCAACAATATCAAATATATGATAGGTCAGGTTTGATTTCTCGCCATCTTTACGGATAATTTTAGAAGTTTCATTAAACCATTCTTCTTTTGGTTTTTCTGATTCTGTAATCAGGATTTCACCATCTAAGAAAAGTCCTTCTGGATATACTTTGGCTAGTTTATTCCAATCAAAAGAATTAAAGATGCTTGCTGCAACATCTGTCATCCCTGTAACTGATTTGCCTTGTCGGGTAAAGAAATTCACGTTAATACGGCCACCAATTCCATTTAATTCATCAAAAGAAATCTGAGCAAGGGTTCTATGGCCATCTAGCTTCAGTGTGATGAAACCTAGAAGACCTTTCAGCTTTTCTGAATCTAACTTATCAATTGATTTGGCCAGTTGTACTTCAAAAACAGGAATAAATCCTTCACCATAAACAACATTGACCGTTTTGGCTGTGACTCCTAATTTAAGAGATTTTGTTACCACTTTTTCAATGAAGTCATGAAGTTCTTCTGGTTGACTTTGGATGTATTGATGAACAACACGAATATCTGTATCTCGGCCAGTATTATTCACTTTAAGATAATCCAATAAACTTAAAAGATTAGTGATTTCTTGACTAGAATTTTCTTTATGAATATCATCACTGAATGACTTCCTGCGTTCTAGTTTTTTCGCTGAAATTCCTGTAGTAATATCATTATTTAGCAAGAATTTCAGAAGCTTCTTGAAGCGTTCGTCAGTGTTATGAAAACGTAGAACTGTGTCCTTGCCAGCTTTGGTTGTTTCTGCCATGAGACTGTCCATTGAGTTTTTAAGGAATTTCAATCCTTCAACTGTTGCTAAAAAAGTTGCCATACTTTTCTCCTTTTTTTCTATTAAAAATATTTTATTGTAAAATTTATTTTTTACATTCATTATTATAAGTAAAAGGCCCTGATATTTCAAGGTCTTTATTTGTGTTAAATTCTTATTGGTATACATCATAGTCGTACTTGTCTACAATGTAGTTTTGGATAAATGATTTTATCTTATCAAATTTTGATTTGTATTCAACAATAGATTCTTTTGATGCTTTATCTGATGTAAAGTATTGGGCCGAGATGTTGAAATGAGTTTTAGTGTCCATATCGTTCCCACTGTATCTGACTTGCAACGTGCAAAGACAAAAGAGAGTTTGATTGTCTTTGTTGTAGCTGAGGAAAATAGGCACATCCTTTGTCTTTTGTTTGGCTTTGCGTTCCTCATTTGCATATTGCCTGTTGATTTCGTAGTTGAGGTTATCAAAGTTTCCAGTATAATCACGTTTAATCAAATCTAATATTTCTTTTGGGCATTGATGAATTGTGATAGGCTTGTACTGAGAAAATTCTTCCAATACATCTTTAGTTTCATTTGGTATGGACACTTTGGCATAATTGAACTTTTTGTTTTCCTTTTTCTTGATGATTTGCTTCAATTTTCTAATTGCGGCTCTAAACTCAATCACATCTCGAACTTTATTAGCATCTTCCAACATGAGGTCAAGGGTTTTATAGTTTGCTGGTATTTTCTTATAAAACAATTTGAGATTTTTTAGTTTCATTGCAAATTTTGTTGTTTTATAAGTAAGACGCTCATCATCAGAATATTTATCTTTGTAATAGCTGCTCAACCAATCATATTCTGTTATTCTCCTTGGATGATTAAATACTTCATTGAACACTTTATCATAAATAGAAGCTTTCCCTCTACCATGCGTTCTATACCAACCATAAAATCGAGGCCATTCTTTCTGGTCTAAAATCAACCAAACTTTAAACAAATAATAGAGGTCTGTGGTTGGTGTTCTCTCTATATCTTTATCTGAAATAAGTGGAGAAAATTCCGAGAATTGACTGTATTTTCTCTTAAAAATATTCCTTTTACTTGTTTTTCTTTTTAGACCTGCCTGATGCAAGTCTTCCATAGTTAGGGTTGTATTGATTCTTGCCCCTGAGCCATCTCTATACAAGAACTCAATGTTTTGCTTTGATAGTTTTACAAGTTCTTCCTGATGTTCTTTTAGACATGAGAATTCTTTTAAGTTCGGATAAGGAAAATCTTTAATTAAATATGTAGACAGGCCATCATAGGCTAACGTGTCTGAAAATGCGCTTCTCTTTTGTTTTGTTTTAAATGAAATATGGTTACTATCTTCATCAAAAAACAAATAGCGCTGAGAATTACTTTGACTTGACTGTAATTCTAGTTTAAAAACACCATCATTCGCTGTATACAAACTTCCAATATTAGTGCAAAAAAGAGTGTCTATTTTTATGTATGGTCTTTCTTTGTAGTCATAGGTAAGTTTGATATGTAGAAAACGTTCATCAACATTGTCATTTTTGATGTTAATGCCATCAATTATACTTGGATTATCCTGAATGATTTTGTAAATGGATTGCATCCGCAAAAGAAAATTTTTAAGCACTTCATGGTCATCAACGATTTCATAGTTGTTATAGTCATCATTTTCTGGTTTTTGCAGCATAAAAAGAACTGAATTTCTCAGTTGTCCAGCATCAGAAAAATCAAATTTTATATTTAATTTATTAGCAACTTGTATCAAGTCCATGTTAGCCTTTTTCTTATAGAAATCAAAGAATTTTTGTGCTGTTATCATTATTGTCTCCTAGTGGTTTCTTTGTCTTGTTATTTCTTTATATTTTACCATAATTTAAGCTAAAAATAAACTTAAATAATAGAATAACTGCAAACAAAAAAACACTCTTAATAAGAGTGTTTGATTTTCGGTATTATCTACCATAATGCAGTTTGCCGTGACTATCTTCAAATTCAAGCCACCAGTCACTACAATCATCTGAGTTACGAAGTTCATAACCTGTAGCATGACAATTTTCTTCATTGTCAGATTCTGTTGAGAAAGTTTGGTCGAAGATTCCGTTGCTACCGTTTTTTAGTTCAACAAGGCATGGATATGTCTTCGATTCATCTTCACTATAAATCGGATATTCATCACACCCATCAATATCCTCTTCTTTTTGTTGTTCTGAGACGAAGTAATTTTCAATGCTCCAAATCCCTTTGTTATTGTCAACAAAATCCTCAAATGACACAACGGTTAAGCAAATATTTTTTGAAAAGCAAGCACGAACAATACCGGCAACAAAATAAAGCTCAGTTTCATTAATAAGCAAAATCAGATTATCTCCAGATTCCATCTTATTTTCTTCAATGAAGTTAGAAACAGCTTCCTCAATTTCATGACGAGAAGTATACAGCTCTTCATAAGTCATGTTTGATTTTTCAAATAAAGATGTAACATGTTCCCCTGCTTTTTTCATGTTATACAAACTGATACGTTTTTTCATTTTTGTTTTCTCCTTTTTATTTTTTAAATAATATTTGTAAAAATGATTACATTTACTATTATAAAGCAAAACAAAAACACCACCCGCCGCGGCAGGGGGAAGGACACACGCTGATTTCGGCTGAACTTCTCGGCATCGCTTTGCATGCTGGCGCTCAACTTAGCGTCGAGAGTGAGCGCGGCGAGGTTTTTCTTCGCCCGCTCCGCATTGATCTGCCGCACAATGGTGTCGATACGCTGTTGGTCGCTGGCTATTTGGCCGGAAGTGAGCGGCCGCGCTGACACGAACCATTCGTTGCCGCTTTGCACCAGGCCGATCGCCACATGCGTGTATTTCTTCCCGGTGAGAATTTCCCGGAAACCTGGGGTGTCCCACGAATCCACCACTGCTAGCGGGTCGCGGTTACGGCCCACAGCCCGGAAATACCCCTGGTAGTAGGCCTTATTTTGGTCCTTCATGTGCTGGGCCCACTGCTGTTCCTCCGGGTTGAACGAGGGAGCCAACTGCAACGCGCCGGCACCCCGGGCGGCCCGTGCCGCATTGAGCTTTTCCACCAGCTTCGTCATGCGCTGCTCATTGGTTGACAGGGCCTCGCCCTCCGACTGGAAGTGCACGAAACCACCCCACCAGGAGCCGTCCTC